CCTATCCTCGGGATCGTTGCATCCCAAAATTATCCGCGATCGACTAACTCTTATGAGTCAATCGCAACTGTAACTGTGGGATCAGGAGGATCGTCCTCAATTACTTTTAGTAGCATCCCATCTACTTATCAGCATCTACAGATTAGAGTAACTGCTCGAGGCTCAGCTTCTACTAATTTTATTAGTGCGGGTCTTAGGTTTAATTCTGATACAGGTACTAATTATCAAATACATCAATTACTAGGCTCGGGGTCGGCAGCAAGCGCCGGCAGCGATCTCAACTTAACTAGCATTTTTAGTACATTTATACCCGCGGCAAGCTCAGCGGCTAATGTATTTGGTACCGGAGTAATTGATATTCTTGATTATGCAGATACTAATAAATACAAAACGACTAGAACTTTTACAGGTTTCGATCTAAACGGTAGCGGCTATATTATTTTGCGCTCCGGTAATTGGCGTAGTACATCGGCTGTATCGTCGATCACTTTATTTGATGCAGATAATGCAGTCGGCTTTGCTCAGTATTCATCTTTCGCCCTCTACGGAATTAAGGGGTAGTCATGCCATCAACATATGAGCCAATAGCTACAAACACTTTAGGCACAGCATCCTCTTCGATTACCTTTAGTAGCATCCCTAGCACTTACACAGATCTAGTCTTAGTTGCATCTGACATACTTAATGCAAGCAGCACTAACTCTGTGTTTTTAAGGTTTAATTCTGACTCAGCGACTAATTACTCATCTACATTTTTAGAAGGTACGGGATCAGCTGCATCAAGTAATAGAGTAAGTAACAGAACAGTGATTGACTCTGGCTACAATGTTGGACTCTCTACTTCATCTGTTGGTCAGGTTATTTTTAACATTATGAACTACACCAACACTACAACTTTTAAGACTGTGATCTCTCGCTTTGCTCAGGCATCAGGTGCAGCGCCGGGAACATCTGCAACGGTGTCTTTATGGCGTAAGACTCCTGAGGCTATTACATCTGTTGAGGTTCGATGCGATGTCAATTTCTCTGTCGGCTCTACCTTTACTCTCTATGGAATTAAGGCGGCATAAATGGCTACTACATTTACTAAAATTGCATCCGTTACAGTCGGATCAGGTGGGGCAAGCAGTATTGATTTTACTTCTATTCCTAGCACTTATACGGATCTAGTAGTTAAAACATCAGTTAGAACAGACCGAGCATCAGGAGCGGATGGTTTGCGCTTACGAGTCGGCAATGGCTCTGTAGATACTGGAAGTAATTACTCAGATCGTTACTTACAGGGTGACGGAGCAAGCGCAACAAGTGGTAGCGATACAAGTGCTACTTGGTTGGTCGCGGGCATTTCAGTTGCTTCAACTTCAACAGCAAGCACATTTTCTAACATTGAGATTTATTTGCCTAACTATGCTGGCAGCACTTTTAAGTCTATGTCTGTTGATGGCGTATCTGAGAATAATGCAACTACTGCCTACACCAATCTAGTAGCTGATTTATGGTCAAGTACAAGCGCAATTAACACAATTAAATTGCTATCTGCTAACTCAGCAAACTTTGTCCAATACTCAACCGCAACCCTTTACGGCATCAAGAACTCATAAGGAGAAAAATGACTACAGCGATCGAAGTAAACTGCTCAACAGGTGAAGTTGTAGAGCGCCCTTTGACTGATTTAGAAATCGAACAGCGCGAGGCAGATGCTGCTACCTTTCTCGAGCAAAAGGCAGAGGATGAGCGCAAGGCAAATGAGAAGGCTGCTCTACGCGATGCTGTTATCGCAAAGCTAGGACTATCAGCTGATGAAGTAGCGGCGCTCCTCGGGTAATGGAGTCAAGTTATAACGGCTATCCGGCATCCAAAGATCCGGATGCAATTAAAATAAAGTTCTACCCTGTAAAGGGTACGGATCGAAAGCTAAGGTGCGCCGAGAGTGTTGGGCCTCTCTTGGCGGCCTTTGCTGCCGAGTTTCATGAGCTCATCGAACCGATCGATGAAGGCACTTTTGATGACTGGGGCTATGCCTACCGCATGGTACGTGGAGATCAGACAAAGCTGTCATGCCACTCATCTGGAACAGCTATCGACCTTAACGCTACAAAGCATCCACTCGGTAAGGCCGGCACTTTTCCACTTGAGAAGGTACCGATGATCCAAGCGCTAGCTCGTAAGTACGGCCTCAAATGGGGCGGTGACTTCAAGAGCCGAAAAGATGATATGCACTTTGAAGTAGCTGTGACACCGGCCAAGGCTAAAGCGTTAATCGAGACTCTAGGGTTAAAATAAACAAATCCTAAAGGGCATTTAGGAGCAACACATGAAAGAGCAAGCAATCGCAGCTGCAAAGTCTTACGGACGTGCAGCTCTCGCTAGTGCGGCAGCGCTGTACATGAGCGGTATTACAGATCCAAAAGTATTGGCTAACGCGTTTATCGCTGGGCTAATCGGGCCACTACTGAAAGCCTTGCAACCGTCGGAGAAGCAGTTGGGCGTAGGCGCTAAGTAATGGAAAGAGCTCAGCTCGCAGTCGGTCTAGCTTTGGGGAGCTTTACCATTTTGGGGCTGGGGGCTGGGCTCATCCGGCATTTAGTCAAGGCGTATCTCAACGAGTTAAAGCCCGATGGCAACGGTGGCCATAACCTTGCAGGGCGCGTTGAGCGTATTGAGCAGCGGGTAGACCGTATCTATGAGATTTTGCTCGAGGACAGGCTGGCCAAATAGCGACACGCCAAAAGGCTATGCACTTTGTTTTCTGACAAAAAGCCCTCATACTGATACTACAAACGCTGAGAGGGCTACTCGGTTGAGTTGCTTGATCGGCCTTAACAAAGGGCTAAGTAATGAATAGTGCAGATATATTAATAGCGGCTTTTGCTGCTTTTATTGGTTTCATGTTTATGGTAATCGGCTACTCAATCGGTTACCGTCAAGGGCATGGTGAGGGCTTTATTAGAGGCCGCGCAAACGCTCAAGCTCTGAAAGATAAGGAGCTAATCTAATGAGTTTCTTGGATAATTATGAGGATGTAAATAGCAGGATTACCCGCTTTCACTCCGAGTTCCCGAGCGGACGTTTAATCGCCGTCATCGAGGACAAAGACCTTACAGCCGGCTGGGTCTTGGTACGAGCTGAGGCTTATCGTGAGTTCGAGGATACGGTGCCTAGCGCAGTTGATTATGCCTATGGCAACGTAGCAAGCCTGACTGCCAATATGCGTAAATGGCTAGTAGAGGACACATCGACCTCAGCAATCGGTAGAGTAATTGGCTTATTATCACCAAGCCCTGCCGGACGGCCTACACGTCAGGATATGGAGCGCGTTGAGGTACTACCTGCAGCTGCAGACCCATGGACTACGGTAAAGGTCGCTCAAGACACAGGCACAACAGCTTTAACTACAGCTATGGCAGAGATCCAAGGCCAATTAGGCGGGGAGCTAGTAGCCGAACCTGCTCGATGTGCTCATGGCACGATGATTTGGAAGCAAGCGGCAGCTGGTAGTCCTAAAAATTGGGGCGGGTACTTCTGTACTGAAAAGACTAAAGCTACTCAATGCCAGCCTTATTGGCATGTACTGGCCAGCGATGGCAAGTGGAAGCCTCAGGTATAACCATGGGTGAAATTACATTTATTAAAGACGGTTACGCGACTGTGATACACGACAACGGCGATATGACAGTTACAGCTCTCGATCGATGCGATCAATGCCTTCAATGGCAAGCTACAAGCGGCGGCCTACAGATACGCGACTACGGCCAAGAGGTAACTATGTGGCTGTGTGCAGAGTGCAGGGCCTAATGATCGACCGCGTAATCCTTGACCGCTCTCAAGAGATTACTGCTCACCGCACCGCTTTAGAGCGTGCAGCTGTTATGGATAATGACTGGTTTAGGCTATTTGGTCAAAACTTGAATTATCACGAAATGATAACGCAGCACGCCGAAAGCGTAGGGGCTGAGATAGCCGTAGCTGAGTATTTTGGCTTACGTAACTTCAAGCCCTCTATTAATACCTTTAAGGATGAGCCTGACGTTGAGACTTTAGAGGCTCGCATCGAGGTTAAACATACTAAGTATGCCAATGGGCATCTGATACTTCAAGAGTCTCAGCGCTCGCGGCCTAACGATGTCTGCATATTGGTATATGGCAAGAGCCCTGTCTAT